GTCCTTTAACAGGGACGAGACGTGCCTCTTTGAGAGCTAATTAAGCGCTTACTCGAGGTGCAACGCATGTGCAAAGAAATACACATACGATGGTGTCTCAGTTTTCGGGTCATACCGACGTGTTTTGTGAACATATCGGCAGTCGATACCGACTTCTGACGTGACAGGTTTGTCACGCGTAGCCGTCGCATGCCAACCTTCGGTACGCAGGAGGTCCAATACCTCTGAAGTGCGTCCTGGGTTGAGATGCGCTACCAAATCGACACCACTAACCCCCCCACGTTTCTGGAGGTGCCATAGTAGATACGATCGCCATCCCCGCGTCTTGCGGGTCTTAACTTGCGGAGCATAGCCCTTGTATACGGGAAAACCGTAATCAGGATTCCACACTCCGTCCCGGCCGCTCATGCGGCGATCAACTGACAAAATACCTTTCCGCCACGCGACATTTGGAGGGATAAACACCCCCGATCGCGTATCAGTGTTCCAAGGAACAAGGCGGAGGCGAAGGGTCTCAATCAACGTCTGAGCGAACTCAGTTGTTGACGGCATCGATTGGACTGCCGATAGTGACCCATTTAGTACATGACTAATTCCGGCGTGATCCCGTAATTTCGGGGTCTCCCGGAGGTAAAAGGGCGTAACATAATGCCCATCATAATAGTCATGACCACAACTCTCGCGGAAACGCGAGTGTGGGTTAACAAAGGATTTCTCCTCGTTAACACTAAAGCCAAGGTATTTCAGCAAGCGTAACAGAGGTAAAACAAACTCTGTCTCGATGACAATATCGTCACCGTAAACCGCGAATTGGCGCGAGCCAACTGCGCGACACGCTGCTGCAAAGATTAGGGTCTCGAGCGTGAAGGTATAGCCATTCCCCATGGAGGAGAATTTGGCGTAAACCCCACGGCCCCAAGGAGCCCTATAAGCCGCAGACCGAAACATCTCAAAGATGTTCAGCCACGGCGTCGACAGTAGTAGCACCACGCAAGCGTGGGCTAACGTATCTGACGCCATTCTCAGGTCGATGGTAGCAAAGCTGCCATCTCTACTGCCCCGGAGGGCCAGCACCTGGTTGCGACTCTGGAACCTCAAATCAATACCCCAAGCTCTTAGCCTTCGTTTTAAGAAGGAGTCTAAGGATAGCTGGAAAGGTAAAGAATGGGTTGGCTCTTTCGCAATTGTGCGATGAGTCTTCCAGTTCTTCGGTACTAGGGAGATAGTATTCCAATCTATCCCCGCGATCTTACAACAGGAGGCATCTACCCCAAAGAACTGAAGTAGACTGGTAAGCATCGACTTACCCCTTGAGCTTACTCGTAGCTTTCCCGTGATTTTCAAAAACGGGTACGAGCGCTTTCTGGGGCGATCCTCGGTTGCTCCATTGGTGAGTCGGACAAGACTGGGCACCTCGTCCAGCCAATCCGATGTGGAACCAAGCAGTTCTGAAATATCAGCCTGCATTCGGCTAACCCACTTCCGTACATCGGCGGGCATTCGCCCATCGTGTATAAAGTAGTG